ACGTCGCCCAGGCCAAGGCATTCGTGGCCGGCGCCCTGTTCCGCAGCATCGCGGCTTGATGCTTGCGTCTAGACGAAAACCCCGGAAACTCCCGCACAGTGGTCGTGGTGTCGGAAGACGCCACCCACCCCCAACCGGACCCGCCCTCGTGGCGGGTTCGCCGTTTTCGCGCCTCGACGCCCACGCCTGCCATGGAGCCGCGCCGTGAGGCGCTGCGGGCAGCGGGCAACAACTCGATCACGCATCCCTCGGAAGCGGGCCTGATGGCCCATCCGCCCGGTGTCGTGGGCCGGGCGCGCCTTACTTGAGGTAGCCGTGGAAGAGCAGCTGAAGCGCATCGCCGACGCGCTCGAGCGGCTGGTCGAGCTCAAGGAAATCGAGGTGGCAGGGCTGGTCGAGCCCAGCGCTGATCCCGAGCTGGAAACCGGCGACGACCTCGGCGCGCCGCCACTGCGGTTCCTCGACGGCAGTTCCTGCTGATGCCAGAGAAGGTGCCGATGCACCGTGCCCCTGGGTGGAAGCCCAGCGAGCGGAAGCCGTCTGGCTGGCAGAGCGATCGGCTCAGGGGAACGCGGCAGCAGCGAGGCTACGGGGCGGACTGGCAGCGCACGCGCGCTGAGGTCCTGCTTCGCGACAAGGGCCTGTGCCAGCCATGCCTGCGCAAGGGCAGGGTGACCGCCGCCCGCGAGGTCGACCACATCGTGGCCAAGGCGTCCGGAGGCACGGACGCCACGGAGAACCTGCAGGCCATCTGCCTGCCGTGCCACAGGGCGAAGACCGCGCGGGAGAGCCGGAGGGGTCAGTAGTCGGAGACGCGAATGCCGATCCGGCTGCAGGCCGCGACACCGCGCGATGCCCAGCCCTGCTGAACGGCTTGCGTCCACTGGCCGCGCTCGCGCCACCGGTTCACCTGGGCGATCGCCTCAAGCGCAAACACCCCGGCGCGCTCGAAGTCGTCGGCCATCCGGAGCGCATCCTCGATGGCCTTCGGCTTGCCGGACAGCTCTGCATACGCAGCACACAGGCCGGCGTCCCGGTCTGCCTCGATGTCTGCCAGTGCGGCGGTCGAGGCGACAAGGCAGGCGGCTACAACGGCAAGGCGGGCGAGCTTCATGGCATCCGGTCCAGTGAGGTGCCCACATCGTCACCCCAAGCCCTCGGGGAGGGAAGGGGGGTAGGGGGGTGGAAATCTCTGGCAGCCAAACGCCAGGGACCGCGCCCACAGTCGTTTTTTCGCATCCCCAAAACTGGAAATCTGGACGTGACCCGTGGCAAGGCCACGCCTACCAACCGCCCTTCACGCGCTGAAGGGGACCGAGCAAAAGCACCCGGATCGCATGCGGGCAAGGGCGAACGAGCCCCAGCCCGAGGGCGGAATCGGGCCGTGTCCGGCAAGGTTTCCGCGCCCGATGCACGAAGCGTGGGACTACCTGGTGTCGATCGCGGCGCCGGGGGTGCTGACGTCGATGGATCGGGCGCACCTCGCGCTCGCCGCGGCGCTGCTCGCCAAGTTCTGGGCCGAGCCGCTGGGGATGGACCCGAAGGAGATCGGCCGGCTGCAAAGCCTGCTCGGCCAAATGGGCATGAACCCCGCCGACCGAAGCAAGGTCGTCGTGGCCAAGGAGCTGAAGCGCGAGAACCCGTTCAAGGCCATGTTGGGCGGGCGAACCGGTACATCGACGACGTCCTGAGCGGGCGTCGGCCGGCGTGCAAATGGGTGCGACTGGCGTGCGAGCGCCAGCGCCGCGACCTTGCGCGCAAGGGCTGGCGGTACCGCTTCGACATCGAGGCGGCCGAGCGGGTGTGTCAGTTCATCGAGCTGATGCCCCACGTGAAGGGCGAGAAGGCCAGCGCCCGAGAGCGGATCCAGCTCGAGGACTGGCAGTGCTTCATCCTCACCACGGTGTTCGGGTGGGTGGACGCGGCGGGCTACCGCCGGTTCAAGACCGTCTACACCGAGGTGCCCCGCAAGAACGCAAAGTCCACCCTCAGCTCAGGGGTGGCGCTGTACATGCTGGCGGCCGACGGCGAGGCCGGCGCGGAGGTGTACTCCGCGGCGACCACCCGCGAGCAGGCCCGGATCGTGTTCGGCGACGCGCGCCAGATGGTGCTGCGCTCGCCGGACATGCGAGAGGCCCTTGGCGTCCAGGCGAGCACGCATTCGGTGTTCCAGACGGACACCGGGAGCAGCTTCAAGGCGCTGTCGCGTGACCAGGACGGCAACCTCGACGGCTTGAACGTCCACTGCGGCATCGTGGACGAGCTGCACGGCCACAAGGACCGCGGCGTGTGGGATGTGCTGCTGACGGCCACCGGCGCGCGGCGACAGCCGCTGCTGTGGGCGATCACCACCGCGGGCTTCAACCGCGCCGGCATCTGCTACGAGCAGCGCACCTACGTGACGAAGGTGCTCGAGCGGGTGGCCGACGACGAGGCCTACTTCGGCTGCATCTGGTCGATCGACGAGGGCGATGACCCCTTCGACCCGGCGAGCTGGGCGAAGGCGAACCCCAACTGGGGCGTGTCGGTGATGCCCGAGAGCATCGAGCGCAACGCCCGCGTGGCGCTGCAGATGTCCTCGGCGCAGAACAACTTCCTGACCAAGCACCTCAACGTCTGGGTCAACGCGGACACGAGCTGGATGAACATGGCCGCCTGGGAGGCGGCCGCGGATGCCGACCTCGACGAGGCGGCGTTCGAGGGGCAGGACTGCATCGTCGCCTGCGACCTTGCGACCCGCACCGACATCGCGCCGGTGATGCGCCTGTACGCGCGCCGCGCCGATGACGGGCAGATGCACTACTACGCCTTCGGCCGGTACTTCCTGCCGGAGGAAGCGGCCGAGGACGGCCGGAACAGCTACTACGCCGGGTGGGCTCGCGAGGGCCGGATGGTGCTCACGCCTGGGCAGGTGACCGACTTCGGCTACATCGAGGACGAGATTCGCGACCTCGCGCGCCGCGTGCGCGTGACCGACGCGGCCTTCGACCCGTGGCAGGCCGCGCAGATCATGCAGCGCCTGCAGGCCGAGGGGCTCCCGGTGCTGGAGTACCGGCAAACGGTGCAGAACATGAGCGCGCCGATGAAGGAGCTGGAGGCGCTGGTGCTCAGCGGCCGGTTTCATCACGACGGCGACCCGGTTATGGCGTGGATGGCGTCGAACGTGGTCTGCCACACCGACGCCAAGGGCAACGTGTACCCGCGGAAGGAGCAGCCGCAGAACAAGATCGACGGGGTCGTGGCGCTGATCATGGCGCTCGGCCGGGCCCTGGTCCGCGAGGACTCGGGGGAGATGGTGGACGAACTGGTGTTGGGGATCTGATGGGCGCACTCGACAAGATGCTGGGTGTGTTCGGGCTGTCCCGACGATCCACACTGATGACCCCGGACAGCTGGATGTGGGAGGCCTTCGGGGCTTCTCGCACCGGGTCGGGCGTCGACGTGTCGCCGGAGTCGGCGATGCGGCTCAGCGCGGTGTGGGCGGCCGTCCGGCTGATCTCGGAGACGGTGTCGACGCTGCCGCTGCACGTCTACGAGCGCGGCGACTCGGTGGGCACGCGCGCCGACTCCAACCGGGTCGCGCAGCTGCTCGCCAACCCGAGCCCGATGCTCTCGGGCATGGCGTTCCGCGAGGTGCTGCAGGGCCACGTGCTGCTGTGGGGCAATGCCTACGCGGCGATCCTGCGCAACGGCGCCGGCGAGCCGGTCGAGCTGGTGCCCGTGCTGCCGCAGTTCGTCCGCGTCAGCCTGACCGCGCGCCGCCGGCTGGTCTACGACGTGGTGCTGCCCGGCAACAACCTGCCCATCCGCCTCGACCAGGCGGACATGATCCACGTGGCAGGCCTGAGCTTCGACGGCATCAAGGGCCTGAGCGTGGTGCGGTACGCCGCCCAAGCGATCGGCCTCGGCATCGCCGCGGAGGCCTACGGCGCCACGTTCTTCGGCAACGCCTCGCAGCCGGCCGGCTACATCAGCGTGCCGGAGAAGCTGACGAAGGAGCAGGCGCAGGTCCTGCGCGAGCAGTGGCAGTCGATCTACGGCGGCACCGCGAACGCGCACAAGACCGCCGTCATCCCGGGCGGCGGCACGTTCAACAAGATCACCATCCCGAACAACGAGGCGCAGTTCCTCGAGTCGCGGAAGTTCCAGATCACCGACATCGCGCGCTGGTTCCGGGTTCCGCCGCACATGATCGGCGACCTCGAGCGGGCCACGTTCTCGAACATCGAGCACCAGTCGCTGGAGTTCGTCCAGCACTGCATCCGCCCCTGGCTGGTCCGCTGGGAGCAGGAGCTGAACCGGAAGCTGTTCCCGCCGGTGCCGGTGGCGCTTGGGCAGGGCGATGAGATCGTCACCGGCCCGTCGCCGTTCTACGCCGAGTTCAACGTCGACGGCCTGCTGCGCGGCGACCTGAAGACGCGATCCGACTACTACGTGAAGGCCCGCCAGTGGGGCTGGCTGAGCGTGAACGACATCCGGCGCAAGGAGAACCTGCCGCCGGTCGACGGCGGCGACGTGTACCTGTCGCCGCTGAACATGCAGCCGCTGGATTCGCCGCGCCCGACCGAGGGCGAAGGCGAGGGCGGCGAGGGGAGTACCCAGTGAAGACCGACATCGAAAAGCGCATGCACCTGGGCGACCTCACGGTCGAGCGCCGGGACGGCGACCTCCCGAAGATCCGCGGCTACGCCGCCGTCTTCAACAACCTGAGCGACGACCTCGGCGGCTTCCGTGAGCAGATCACGGCGGGCGCCTTCGCCGACGCGATCGGCCGCGACGACGTCCGCGCCCTGGTCAACCACG